TCGTATAACCCGATAAGAATAGTCCATTTTTCACCCTGAATTGTAGTGTGGTGAATATCGCAAAAAAGCTCTTTTGGTCTTTTTGGTGCGCCATTCTGCGGAAAAGAGCCATCTGAGCTGTCTGTCACCAGTACACCACTTCTACTTCCATCAACATATACTGTAATGCCTTTAAGCCCCTTTTTCCACCCTTCAAAGTAAAGTTTACCAACAACGCTTGGATCGGTGCCTTTTGGAAGATTGATTGTTGAACTAATAGAATGATCAATACTTTTTTGAATCGCAGCCTGAACATCTATTCTCTTTGGCCACACAATCTGATCACTCTCGACAAAGAAGTCTGGAGTTTCCTCTGTCTTCAACAAATTAAGATATTCCTGCAAATTATGATGGAACACATCGTATTCTAACCATTTGTCTCCGAGTTCATCAACGTAATCCGGCGTGACATCTTTTTCATTGTGAGAAAGCTTTCTTCTGCGTTTATAGGAGTTCCTAAAAACAGGCTCAATGCCAGAACTAGTCTGAGACATAATAGAAACAGAACCGGTAGGAGCGTTCGTTAAAATGGAAATATTGCGCCTTCCAAATCTAGAAATTTTTTCCCGCAAAATTTTCGGCAGTCTCGAGATATAGGAATTCGTTTTCTCTTTGTCCCAATCAAACACTGGGAACATGCCTCGTTCCTTGGCCATGTTGACACTTTCGGTATATGCAGCATCTCTCAAAGTTTCATAAATCTTTTCTATTACTTTTAAAGCTTCATCAGAATCGTATCGAAGGTTTAAACAAGCAATCGCATCAGCCAACCCGTGTGTACCTAGGCCTGTCCTTCTGCCGTCGCGGCAAGCTTTTAAAAGATTTTTCCATAACGCTTTTTCATCTTTTGTGTCGCATGTCTTAATAATTTTTTCAAGCTTTTCGATTTCAAGTTCAACCAGATCGTCTGAAAGCCTCATGGCCTGAGTTACCACTTCGTAAAATTTATAGAAATCAAATTTTGGACCCTTAAACGGGTTGATGACAAAGTTCTTTAAATTAATTGATATCAGCCTGCAACTGTCGTAAGCAGAAAGAGGAATCTCTCCACAGGGATTAGTCGTTAATGTTTTAAACCCAACATCGGCATAATTCTCTGCCGGCAGGTTATTAATAATATTGTCCCACATCATTAAACCGGGTTCAGCTGTTTTGGTGGCTGATTCTACAATAAGATTCCACAAATCTTCTGCTTGAATCTCTTTCGTTATAGCTGGATTGTTAGAGTCGACAGGAAACTGCAAAGTGAATGGTTGCTTGTCCTCTACCGCTTTCATAAACTCGTCACTTATCTTCACAGAAACATTAGCGCCGGTAACCTTGGTTAGATCATTTTTCATTGCCACAAATTGTTCGATATCTGGATGCTTTATATCCATCGTGATCATAAGTGCGCCGCGTCTTCCATTTTGCCCAATCATGCGACATACGTAAGAGTAGAAATCTGCAAAAGACCAGGCTCCAGTTGTGGTGCCTGCAGAATTGTTGACGGGGGCATTTTCGGGACGCAGTTCAGAGATGTCGAGCCCTACACCGCAACGACGCTTAAACAGGTTGGCAAGATATTTGCCTGAGTCAACAATTGAAGAAATATTGTCCTTTGGAGAATCGACGACCACACAATTTGATAAAGAAACGTTAACGTAATTGTTTCCAATACCCATCATTGGAGACCCTTGAGGAACTACGTATTTGAAATTTTTTAGCAGTTCATATATATCGTCTTGTGAAAGCGCACCTTTTCCGCCAAACTTTTGCTCCATTCTGGCAAATTCTTTCGCCATACGAACGTGCATATCGTTAGGGCTCTCTTCTACGAAGTCGCCTTTCTTATTTTTTAAGGCATACTTGGTCATCCAAACGTTAGCAGCCAATCGATCATCATTAAAATATTTTAATGCAGTTTGTCGCACATGTTCTTCACTATGCATCTTTCTTGTTCCTCCCGTTTTTAAATTGCTTATACTTCTCTTTCAGTATAATCGCTTGCTCTTTAGTTTCCTTTGCTGCTCTGTCCCTAGCTGCTTTAGCATTAATATCTTCAATAGAATCATCAGTAGGTTCAAACACTTTAATGCTAACACTTGAAGTGTCCATGAATATAGGGTGTATCAGCCCATCGGGTCCGAATCTATTTTTAGCAACAAACAATTTTCCAGTGTTTGTATTTTTGTGCTCAATTGTCCTAGAAATAGAAAAAATAAAATCTGCAACGAAGCACTTGTTAAAAGCTTCGGAAATAGATTCCATTGTTATGACTTCAGCATTCAATCCGGACCTATTAGTTTGTGAAGCTGTCCAAACAGGACAGTCGAATACTTGAGCAATTGCTCTTAACTCTTCATAAATAGATTCTAATTCCATTCTTTTCTCTTTGCGAATAACATTTGGTTTTAAAAGATCTCCGTAATCAACAAGAACCATATCAACATTAAAATCTCGTTGCCGTAATTTTTCAAGATGATTTTCTAAAGTTCTTGTAGAGGCTGACTTTGTTGGATATTCTTTAACAATCAAGCCACCTTCAAGGTCTTGAACATTCTCATAAATCTGTTCTTTGAACACAAACAAGTCTTTAAGTGGTACTCCCGTTATACAACTGTCATATCTTGATGCTACCATAGTATCGGATAATTCTAAAGTGTAATGGACAACATTTTTTCCTTCTTTTATTGCTTGAGCACCAAGATGAACCAAAACCATAGATTTTCCTGCTCCAGTCGGCGCAACAACCACTCCAAGCTCCCCTCTGCCAAGCCCGCCTTTCGTTATGTCATCAATATAATCCCACCCAGTCGTCACAGGGTTTCTAGATCTAATCTGAAATCTTTTTTCAAAATCCTTCAGGTAATCATAGCCAAAATTGTTATCACATCCTAATTTGAGAGCATCGTTAATTGTACATGCAATCTCATCAAATGAAGAGCTTTTGAGAAGCCCAACACTTTTAAGCATGGCCTCTTTCAGTACTTGTTTCCTACAAAAATCAAGAGCAGTGTCCTTAATATACCCCTCTCCCTCAACTTCCATATCAGATTTATGAATTCTAGAAAAATAATCTCTCACTTGTTTTTGTGTAGCGTCATTTTCATCATCTAATTCAGAACGCATTATTGTTAGCATGATGCGAACTGTTGGGTGGACTTTATACTTCTCTCTGTAAGAGAAAACTTTCTCAATAAAAACACGAAGATACTTGAGTTCCAAGAACTGTATATCTAACACCTCTTCGATTTGATCGCAAAAAATTCTGTCTTGCAGAATCAGTTGGCATAATTTTTCTTGAAAATCTTTGCCGTATTTTGAAAAATCTACTCTCTCTTCTCTTGTCATAATTACTCTTTTTTTTAAGTACGCCCGCCTGGACTTGAACCAGGGACTTCCACCTTATAAGAGTGGCGCTCTAACCTACTGAACTACAGGCGCAAAATACTAACTGTAATAATACTTTATATTATAATCGTACACCTTTTTAATCTTTTTTATAATTGCCTTCGCAACCATTCTTCTTGATGTTTCTGAGGAAATATTCGTTGAAAACTTATTAAACTCTTCAAGTATCTCGAGAATAAGCTCCTCCATCTTTCTGTCTTTGTCATGAATCATTTTATTTACTATAACTCATTTTTGACTAGGTGTCAAGCAAAATCTTTTCATTGTTGCAAACATTTCTGACCAATCGTATGCGCCAATTCCATCTTCAATCATTAAACCAATGCATTGGGTTTTGTTTAATTCGGGCGTCATTTCCTGAATCGCGTATTTAATCTTTTGACTCGCCTGGACAGAAACAAGAGGAGTATACAGCTGCATCATCTTATAATTTCTTATTATTTTCTTCTCTCCGCTTAAAATATTGTGATGAACTTTTAATGGCTTTTCCACTGATTCACAAGCTTCAAAAAGTGTCTGGATCTCATGCGGATTAGCCTCTGAGAGGAACGGAAATCGCTTAGCAACGGTCTTTAAGCCGGCTCCACCTACACCGTCTAGATTGTCGCTCTTATCGCCGCAAATGGCCCTTGCGAGGGCGAAGTTGTTGGGGTGGATACCGAACGTCTCAACCAACCTTTTGACGTTTATGAACTCAATTTGGACCGGTCTATAAACTACTGTTTTATCATTACAGAGTTGATAAAAGTCTTTATCACTAGAAATAATAACTTTTTGAGCGTCTTTAAAGTGCTGCATTTGAGCGACATAACTTATTATGTCATCCGCTTCAATTTTCTCGATCATAATTTGAGAAACTGGAAGGCAATTAAGATAAGTGATAAGTCTTTGCTGTTGCCATACTTTATTGTTTAGTTCTTCTTCTTCAGACATAATACGAACATTTCTATTGAGACGAATGGGTTTTCTTCCCTCTTTATAACCTTTGTGCATTGTCTTTCTTTTTCTGCTTCCATCAGGACCATCCCAGCAGATCACAATATGATCAGGTTTCATCTCTCTACAATATTTTTGGAGAGATTTAAGAAATCCAAATGCGCCACCGATAGGCTCACCATTTAAAGCAATTGAAGGGTTTGATATATAAGCTCTCAAATAAATGTTGAGGGCATCAATTATTAATACTCTTTTCAAAACCACCTTTTTTTGGGATAAAGTTTGTTAATTTCGCCCATGCAATCACCTAACAAACGTTGATAATATTTCTCATCTTTAATTTCTGATATTGGAGGACTCCAGGATGATTTGAGCTTTTTTCTGCCGGCTTTGAGTGTCTGTCTTTCTGTACAGCCAAAAAGTGGACTAGGAAGGTCTATATTGATGAGAGTAAATTTCATTTTTGGGAAGCTTCCCCTGAGATCCTCTAAAAATCTATCTTCCATACTGTAATTAGAATCACAATTTGTAGTATTCAATAGTGCCATCATCTGTAGTATAATATATCCTTTTTATTCCAACGTGTTTTAAAGCTGATTCACACATAGAGCATGGCTTGCTCATTCTAAACTCTCCTGCTCTATCAACTCTAACAACATAGATGTCTGTTCCTTGTGTTATAGATCTGTCTAAGTTAAGAACAACCGCCAACTCGGCATGTAACGTTGATATGCCCTTATCTCTCTCGCGAAATCTTTTACCAAAAGAAGAATAGGACCACTTGTTATGCGCGGCATTTATAACGTTGCCGCCCTTTACTAATATTGCGCCATGGCTAGTTTTTTCACAATCACCTTGTTGAGCTATCTTCTTTGCAGCAGACAAATAACGCTGAATTCTGTTCGACATTTTTACCATCCACAGTACTTCAAATTGATATCAAGAAACCAGATCCGGATTTGTGACGTCTGTGTGGACGCTTCATGCGTTTAAGTGGGCGTGGGATACGGCGGAGATATTGATAACCTGATTTGTAAAAGCCGTGCCACGCATAAGAATGAACAATAGGATAACTTTGGCGATATCTCACTACTTTTGTACACGGCACCACATCTCTGTACCACACTTGATCGTCAAGCGGCCACGGGAGAATTAGTCCGTTGTAACTTGTTACAACAAAGTCAATTTCACAATATTCTGCAGAAGGCGCATCCTCGACGTAAGTCACGCAACTAATGCTAAACAATACAAACAACAAAGAAGCTAGTTTTTTCACTTCTGTTCTCCCTGTTCAATATCATAAAAGTCGGAAGCTTCCCCCTGCCTTTTATCAAATTTAAGTATGACTTCTTCATCCATTATTTCTAACACTCTATCACGAAATTTTTTACTTGTCAACATGTTTTTCCATTTTGATGGCTGAAATTTTTCTTCTGTGTCATCCTTATATTTAAGAGTGTACCACGCGCCGCTCTGGTTAAGGTGTTCCGATCCTTTGATCGCCTCAAACCAGCTTTCCTCGTCTTGTACGCCTATGTCATCTCCCCAGAGAATTTTAAAGCTAGCCTGTCTTCCTTGAGTGCCAAAGCGGCTCTTTTTTAAGGTAGCCTTAACTTCTGACCCCACCCTAAACCCTCTCTCATCAAGCACATAGCTGGCCTTTGCTTTTCTTCCTGTAAGCCAAATGCGGAGAGAATAAGCATAAATCATAGCCTTCCCGCCAGGCGTCATATACGGCTCAACCATGGCTTCAGAGGGACTTCTAGTGATGTTGGTTTTGAGCTGGTTGAGAACGAGAAATGTCGATTGACTATTCGCAATTGGAACAGTTAATTTAGACATTCCTTTCGCAAGAATGCGAGCTTTCACAGCCATGGAAGAAAGGGGATTAAAATCACCCTCAACGTCACTAACAGATGGAGTCAGAGCAAGGCTGTCCCATATAAAAAGCATACGGTTATCATTATTGGCAAGAAGATCTTCAATTGTTTCAAGTACAAATTCTACGCTCTGTGCTTGAATATAAAGCAAGTTTTCTAAGATGCAACCGGTTCTCTCCAGGAAAGTCGGGTCTATTGCGGATTCAGAATCAAAGTAAATCACATCAATGCCCATATTTTGGGCGTTGGCAGCAATCTGCGCTGCCATATAAGATTTACCAGTTGACTCTAAGCCTGCAATTTCAACAACCTTACCTATAGGGACACCTGTTAATTTCCCGCGACATACAATCGAATCCAGCCAGCGGGATCCAGTGGGAATCCAATCTTTCACTTCTGTTGGATTAGCGTTAGTTAAATCATGTGCAACGGACATGCCGGCCTTTTTATTAATAAGGTTGCGCATATCTGACATGGAAAGCTTTCCTGCTTTGTTTTTAGTGCTTCTAGCCATAATTAAAGCTTTGCTACTCCTTTTCTGAGACTTGTTCATCGACACTCAAGAGTTCAATTTCAAAATTTAATGTCTTACCTGCTAACGGATGGTTGAAGTCTAAAACAACTGACTCTTCGCCGACTGAATCAACCCTTGCAGTTATCATGCGACCTTCGGGGTTTTGCCCTCGAACCATAGCACCTTCTTGAAATTCGAAATCAGGAGGAAATGACTTGATAGGCACCGACTGAACATTTTCAGAACTTGTGTCGCCATAAGCTTCTCCTGGCTGCAGTGTAACGCTTTTTACTTCACCTATCGACATACCCGACAAGGCCGCATCGAACCCAGCAATCAACTGGCCCGAACCAACTTCAAAAGACAGAGGTTCTTCGCGGATGCGCGAACTATCAAATTCAGTTCCATCTTCATACGTGCCAACATAATGCACGCTTACTGTTTGCCCTTCTTCTACTTTTTTCTTTTCTACTTTTTTCTTTTCTACTTTTTTCTTTTCTACTTTTTTCTTACTCATTATAATTCACCCCTTTTTGTTAAATTTGAGGCACCTGTAACCCCGTGCCTCCCTGCGGGTGAGAGAGATTTATGAAAGAAGCTCACTAAAAGCTTTATCCACTGAGTCGCCAGACTCAGTGTTGTATTTCTCTACGTTGTCAGAAGAAACATCATCAACATTTCCCGATAAATATTCATCAAGGATAGTCTCTACTTCTTCCGGCGACTTGCGATCAAAGAGCTTATCAAGGCTAGGAATTGTATCCAGCCATTCAGCGCATTGAGCTTCGTCTTCACACAGTGGCGAAGGTCGACGTCGTGGAGTAATCTCCGTTTGTGGAAAGGATGCCCCTGCGGGCTTTCCGTAGCGAATTACAAGATCCGTTCCAGTTTCAGAATCTGTAATGTCACCATACTCAGGATTCAAAACAAGATTGAGAAGCTTTTCATAAGCCATCTTGCCGAAACCCCAAATACGCACGCCCTTTTCTTCTTCACCGCGTACAACCACGGGTGCGAAGAAACGTTGCCTAGCTGACAAAGACTTAGCCACCTTAATGCTTTCTTCCGTACCTTCTTTATAAAGTTTGCGAACGAAAGAATCAAGCGCGTCGTCTTCTCCAAAGTTTTTCTTTGGACTCAGAAAGCCTGAGTTGTTTCCAACGTTATAGTGAAACCAATAATCCTTAAACGGATCGCCATCTGGAGTGGGAACGATGCGAATCGTTGTTTCCCCATCCTGCGGCTTCCAAAAAGATTCTCGGTTATTACCGCCTCTGTTGTCTAGCTCGATGCGACGTGCGCGCATTTTTTCCATATCAATACCCATATTGTTTCTCCTTTTTTGAGTAAAGTCAGAATGACCAATTTCTCATTCTGCTATATTCATAGTAACATAATAAATTCTACTTGTCAAGTGTTTTTTTCATTTTTTTGTCGCTGAATTTCTGATGTATGAGCGACAGTATAAACGTAGTCCTGTTCATAGTTCGTTGCAAATATTCCATAACTGGTTTTTACATCACTTTTAATTTGTTCTTTGATCTTTTTGAACAAGTCGCCCTTTTCTTCTAATTTTTTCTTGTTTATAGCATAATAATATCGCAATTCTTCTATTTTGTCAAGTGGATAAAATAATTTCTTTTCACCGTCTTCGCCATTGGCAATTCCAATTGTGGAAATTCGATTTATGTCATCAGGAGCTGAAAAATTGGATACTACAGCTTTATTGTGATTATAGACATTCATCATATGAAATGTTGAAACGATCATTTCATTCAGTCTTTCATAATATCCAATAACCGGTACCTCCCCTAAGTGCTTTTCAACTTCGGAATTACTAACAAGGTAAATTCTCTTAAACAACCCTGACCTAGCGTACTCTTGCAAAATATTGAACATCACCCATTCATGTACACTTTTAATTTGTGAAAGAAGTTCTATCTCTGGTCTTATATATAGAACACTTACCTCTTGACTTTTTACAGATTCCAAAATTTTCAAAGAGGCGCCGGCTATAGTCGCAGAGCCCCCAACAATAAAAAGAATCGGCCCTTTAACCTCCTTAAAAAAATTATTCATATTTGGACACAACTTTTCATACTCTTCTGGACTTTGTTGGCGAGGAAGTTTATATACCCCTTTTTTTTGATGATTGTTAATTTCTCCTTCAACATCATATGACGCCCACGACCAATCCGCCCCTTCGTCATGATCTCCGGCATCAATTTTATAAACTTCATACTGATCGTATTTTGCAAACTCATCAGCAATATTGCAACCTACCTGCCCTAACCCTATAATAGTTTCCATTATTTCATAAGCTCCTTAAGATCGCCAAAATTTTTACCAGTACTGACACTGGTTTTAAATTTCCCAAATCTTGTATTAGAAAATTCATCTACAATATTTTTCATAAGATGTTTGTCCTCTGCGTGCAAATCAATAACTATGCTGTCGTGTATACAGAAAGCAACGTTTGATTTCCTACCCTCTAGTATATCATAAATTTTAATCATTTTTTGCAAAATTAGATCGGCACAGGTGCTCTGGATTATATAGTTTAAAGCATGATGTTTATCTGCTGGTATTTCTCTATTGAAACAAGTCTTTACAGTTTCACCATCCCAATATTCGTTTAGAACTTTGTCCTTGTCAAACATTTTTCTTAATACTTTTTCGTTCGAATGTTTTTTTGAATTATAAAGCCATGCAAAAATAGAATTTTTCACTTCTTGTCTTGATAAAATCTTGTTCCCGGGCAAATGTCTCCTATTCCACTCATGAATATCCATTGTTGGTTGGTTCTTATCTGACAACGCCAAAAGCGTTCTTAGTTCAGCTCCATTATAATCCAATTCAACAAACAAATCATTATTTGGCTTAAGAATGGAGCGGTATTTTTTTGGGAAAGTAAGAATTGGAAAACTGTATTTTTTCGTTGTTAATCTGCCAGTTTTAGTTCCAAAGATATCATATCTTATGTACGGAGCGATGTTGTTAATTTTCTTTCTCCACTGTCTTGCCTTGTGCTCGGCAAGATATGGCTTAAATTCATTTATATCTATATTTAACTTTTGCTGATTTATGTCTTCAACTACTTTTGCTAACAAAGTCAAAAATCTCAAATTTTTGGGTGGCAAAAAATTTTCGAAAACATGTTTTGTAATTCGATTTTTTATTTCACAGAATTCAAGTAAAAATTTCTTCGGAACCAAGTCGTAAAAGCAATTATCATCTAGAGACACTTTCGACAAATGAAAAGATCTCAAGAAAGCTTTAAGCTTGTTATTAACTCTATCCCAATCATCTTTTAAATGGGGGGGGCAAACATCATCAAGAGATAAGCCGCCGCACTGCAAATGACCGTATCTAATTTCCCTATCCCTGAGAAAAGATGCAGAAGACCATGTCTCGCTAATTCCGTCAGGAAGTTCATGATTAAAATAAAGCTCCCCGTCATAATATACTCCTATACATTTATTTTTATTGTCTAGTGTTTGAAATAACATTAACTAATCTAGAAATTTATTCTTCACATTGTGGATCTGTTGGATTTAGTGGAACAGTTGAAACATTCGAGTTTACTTCTGGGAATTCTCTTAGTGCTCTATTAATATACATCACTGCAGAGTTTTTGTCAAGCTTTTTTGCCATTCTTTGAGCACTTCTCAATATGCGTCTAAATTTTGGTTCTTTAAAAAATACTTGTTCTTCTGCTATTCGAATATAAAAATAAATTTTCAACCAATGATCATCATCGTATCTATCATCGACAGCTTGCATACTAATTTGTTCTCTAGTCACAACTTTGTGGACTAGTTTATCAGTTTTCAGCCCGTATACACATCTTTTGGTGTCGACTATTTTCACTCTTGGGTTCTTTTCAACAAATTTATTATAATTGTTGACCATGTTTTTCTTTAGTTCGCCTATGTCACTAAAACAAGATTTAGTGTAATACGAATCAAAAAAATGTTTCGAGGTTTCCGGAAATACGAAATCTTTATAGCAGACTTCGTTTGGCTTCTTGAGCCATTCACTAACTGAATCTGTAGTGTTGATACACCCGGGCACCATGGTGCCCATTAGCATTTCTTCACTGGATTGTTTCGTTGTCCGGTCCCACTCTTTCCAAATCCAATTTTTTAGCATGTTGGGGGAAGTTATATTGGCAATTAATCTCCATGGAGCGTGCATATCGACCATAAATCCAAACTGTCTAGCCGTGTTAGTATAAAGTTTAAAATTTGGATCGCTCAGCCAGACGCCTCGAGCTTCGTCGGAATCGTGATCTTCATTTGCAAGCCTCACCATCAAGCCGCTAATCAAGGGGGTACATATGCTATTTTTAATAAAGAAAGTCTTAGTGATAGCACTTGTTTTGGCATATTCTGTAGCGAAGTGTATAAAAAGTCTAGAATAATCATCAAAATTTTGCACTACTCGTGTTTTCACAGAGGTTTTAAGATAAGTATCAGAAAAAATAGAATATATTTTTTCCACATATGATTTGTACAAGGTCTTTGCGTCTATATAGCCGCCGGTAGGTTTTTGTATAGCATCCCTTATGATACCACGACGGATGACTTTACCAAAGTCGTCGCCTCTCACGAAATAAGTCTGAAATTTTTTAAAGGCCACTGCTACAAAATCTATTAAAAGTATATCTCCATATCTATTAGAAAATGCATCCGTTGGTTGTACGATTTTTAGTCTTCTCTCTAATTTAGCTTTGTGGCTAACATGAACTACATTGCCCTGCTGATCGATCTTGCCATATAAAACCCTATTATACCACATGTTTAGCGGGCCAGGGGCAGAAATGGGATAACCAGATATTTCATATCTTTTTTTATCTTCGAAATTTTGCATTGTCCCCATTACTAAAAATTCTCCTTATTTTTTCTTCTTCTTTGGTTTAATTTTGATATGCCCAACTCTGGCATTGTGTTCTTCCACAGTTTCCGTTGGCGCGGAGGTCTTTTTCACTGCAACTTTATCTTTTACTTTCGCTGTGTTCTTTTCGTGGGTGTCACTTCTATCTTTGACTTTGATTTTCTCTCCCGTTTGTTCGGTGCCTACCGGTTTGATCTTTTGTTCCGGCTGTTTGCATTGTTCATCATTAGGATTATCTTTGCAGAACATTTTTAGCTGGGCTTCGTGTTGGAGTGCGCGCATACCCTTGGGGATCCGGTGGCCGGTGTTGGTGCCGGGGAGGTCTTTGAAGCTTCGCTCCGGAGCGTAGCGGTCGAACACCTTCGAGGACGGCACAACAATTGGCTTACTGCCATGACCAGAATTAGATACCGGCTTTTTGTTACCTCCAAAAGACTGCCACAGACACTGCATATTTGTTGTCCACTCTAGCCTGGCCTCCATAGATTTAACCTCGTTTTTTGTTTTAAGTACCATACAATAACCACCGACTCCAAGACCCTTTTGTTGCTCTGCGCTCCACCAGGTGACGGGAAAAGAAATATTTACATGTTTACCAGGAATTAAAAGCGCATTGCCAAACATTGTAATGTCATAATTATATGGCTCACCAAAGTGTTCAGTGTCGTCAATTCCAGCAGACTCTAACTTTGCTTCCAAATAATGAGGTTGATTGGAACGATTCATTGTAAAATTAATGATTGTAGAATTTTCTCTTCCTAATTCAATGTGATAAACGCCGCGTTGATTATCAACAGTTTTGTTTTTTGTATACCATTTGCCAGAATTTGATGAACCTTGCACAAAAATAAGCTCTCCAGACTTTGCTTTAGATGCATCACTTTTGGCCTTTGTTTTTTTTGGACTCGATTTGGCGCCGTGAGAATAATAATATGCATTATCTTTTTTCGCTTTCCCTTTGGGTTTAGAAAAAATTACTCTATTAGCTATGCTGTTTATTGTCAAATAAGATGGGTACCCAAGCACATTCACGTTAATGTTGCCTTCTTCTTTACACCTTCCTGTTAGCGCTTCTAATACTAGTTGACTCAGGGAATCATTGAGAAACGAATCAAAAAGGTATTCTGTTCTCCACTGATCGATAACATTTTCAATCCAAAATTCTTGCCAAACTTTTAAAGTAATCGGAATTCTAGCTAAATTTTCTTTTACCGCAATACGCTTTTGAGGATGTTGAAATTCTACATCTCCTAATAAAAACTTTACAACACCTTCTGTATCACTTGCACTCCACCAGTCTAAATCCATTTGTCCTTTAAACTGATATAATCTTTCCAAAACTGTATCCAAGAGATCACCATAATAGAAAAAATATATATTTCGCCACGCTAAAGGTGCAGCGCCAGCCATTTCAGTGTGCGGGATTCTAGAGTCAGGGCCGGCGTCTTGTTCTTTTTCCGCTTCTGTTCTTGATGCGGCGCGGGCTTGATCCGCTGCAGCGTCGTCGGTGGCTTTGTTGCTATCTGCAACCGCCGGCGAGTCTGAGGCACCGTTTTGGACCGGTTTTGCCACTGCTCCTTTGGCCGCCCCTGTTCCAGTTTTTGCGGCTTTTGCATTGTCTTCCAGGACTGTTTTTTTCTGGTTTAATACACGTAATTGTTCTGCATCTTTTTCGTCTTTTGGGTCTTTTTTTTTCAGAGTTGCTATTTCTTTATTAACTTCTTCCAACTCATCCTCTTCTGATTCTGCTTTCACTCTAGCTTTCTTTGCAGCAAACCACGAATAAAGATCAGATTCTGGAACTTGAATAAAATGCAATTGTTTCTTTTCTGATAACCTATCTAAAATTTGGCTATACATTCTAGACAATTTTTTAGCTTTATATATAACTTGTCCAACTTCATTATTATTTTTAAAATCTACATGATCCAAATAAGTTCTGACACGACCCATCTCCTTGTCGCCTGATACCCCAAATTCATTTTTAATAACTTTTTTAGCTGCAGCAGCTTCTGTCTTTGCTTTCGGATCAATCTTCATTCTAACCGGCTTGTTGCCACCTTCCGCAATTTTTTCTTCCATTTTTTCCGTTTCGGATCCGGGGGCGTAATATTCCACGGTTTCATCGAGAACTTTCGCAGCTGTGCTCTTCGTCTCCGCTGTCTTCGCCGATTTTACCTGCTCCTGCCTGACCATCGCTCCAAAATCTCCCTTAGCGTCAACAAATGCAGTAACTTTTCCTTGCTCTTCTTCGGTGAGACCTTCATATGCTTTATCTCGTCTCGCTATCGCGTCAGCTTTTAGTTCCCTCTCTCTGGCGGCTGCAGCCTTGTCAGTAGGAGCATACAATATATCAGCGGCTTTTGATTTAAAAGACGTCTCAATGGACCCAACATAATCTATACTTAATTCAAACCCGCCATCCGGAGCGTCATAAACCGGCGTTATAGAATGCTTGAGAAGATTCAGATAAAGCTGCATTTTGTTGGCAGCAAGAGCAGCTCTTAAACTGCTCGCTTTATCCTTTGGTTTGGAGAACCCAGCAGATCTATAAGCCTCAATGAGTCGCGACGTGGCTGGCAGGTTGTATCCAACATCAACTCTGATTCGATAAACTGTTTCATCATATAATCTGTGAGTTTTATCAGGATTGGGGCTTCTTCTCTTTTTGCTAATAACTGATCTTCTGATCAGATCTGCAAATGAGTATGTATGCTTCCTGGTTATGTATTCCTTAAAGAGAGCTTTAGGGGATTCAAAATAAAGCTTTAAACTACATCTTAAATATGTGTCAACCTCAACAGGTCGAGTGCCTTCGAAATCAAAAGTAAACGAGCGAAAGGCAACTCCCAACTTATTGGATGTCATTCGATCTAAGTTTCTAAGGTTGTTAAACTTAAGAGGAATGAGTATTTCATTATCCTTGCTTTTCGTTGTGCTATCAGGAATTACTTTATATATTTTAATATAAGGTTGAAGATCTCCAGCAATCGATTTGGGTACGTCTTGAAAAAAATCTTGGCCGGCGGCTCCATGGCCTCTAAGCCCGTTCAATATGGTGGTTGAATCGTGAGTATCCGGATCTGTTAAAGCCAAATGTTTATATTTTTGAGGGATTTCGCCCCCTTTCAAGTTTGCATACCAGTCGATGTTTTCAGCTACGTAACACGCCTCTGCATACTCAGGTAATTTTGTCCGAGATTCATGTAATATGTTAGTAGTTTGTGGCATCTAATTTTTATCCAAGATTGAAATAAGTCAATGCCGTTTCTAACGGTAGAGGAACATGTATGGTGTCGCCAAGGTTAAAGTCTGACTCCAAAGGCTTTTTGTTAAACCATGGTATGACCCACCAAAAATCTACACTACCGTAATGTTCGTCAGAAAGCTTATAAAACTTATCTCCAAGTGTCCACACATGAGAAATGATAGTAAAATCATCTAATTCCTCATGTGTTGGATATCTAATAATTGGTGTAGAAAACTGTGTTATTTGAACAACACTTCTCTTGCGAAATTGATCGATATATATGGGATTCTCATTCAACATCAATATTCTACCATCATTTCTCATTGTGGGTCTGTTAATCCTTTTGCTGCTTTTATGGCTATTCCACTTGTTGGATCATACGCGGCTCCAAGCACAGCAGCTTGGGGTACTTCATGAAGGAAGCGACCTTCTTTATAGGGATACCCCTTGTAATTAAACTTCTTATTAATCCAAGCTGGGCTTTTTTCATGGACAGGGTAGTAGTTAAAATTAGCTTCTATATTCTTTGGCAATGCTTGACCAGAAGCATCTAGGAAAAACCCTTCATCAAGTGTAAAATTATAATTAAAACCATCTATGTAACCCAGCAAGCCACTTTCAGAAGCCGCAGAATAAGTGTGCACACCGGATGTTGAAGTGGAACGTACAAAGTTAACAAGTCTTAATTTAAATATTGGGCTGCCGCCAACTTTTGGATAAAACCCGCCGGCAGAGGGCACTTGCTCTGGATATAGCATGTTAGACAAGAGAGACATTCTGCCTAAATTAAGGCTCGCTTCTTGGCCATTAACAGCTGGTATGTCCCAAGAAATATTTATCACTCTTACAGTGCTCTTATGCTTTCTAACCGGCTGCTGATTCATAACGAAATATTGTTCATCATAAGACGTGTTGAAGTTTTCGCTATAGTTTGTCAAAAAAGCTTTAAAAGTAACATTTTTCCCACTATTGACATGATGAATGTCAATATATAATTTATGATGTTCTCCGAATCCATGTGTGACGTCCATTTTTAATTTTTCCTAACTTGCTGTTTGTCTAGATAACCCTAAGTTGAGTTTTTTACCAGTATCATTATCACCATATATAACTCCATTTGGATAATCAAAAAGTACGCTTCCTAAGTCTCTTTCATTAAGTTTTAGTACTATTTGTATAGGCGTAGTGCTGGGCTTAGCTGCCGCGCGCGCCGGTTGGCCGCCCTGGTTGGCGAGAGCAGTTGGAGCACCTTTAGCAGCTTTGCCCATCCCCTCCATTAACCCTCTATCCACTGTCGTTTTTGTCGCGCTTTTAACTTTGTCAGCTGAAACAACATATTCACCTTTTTGTAGCATATGAGGGCCATCTTCTTCTACGGGGCCTCCATCATGCATAGTTTTCCACTTTTTATCAAACTGTTGCTTTGATAACTTTCCTGGTGTGGATCCAAAAGCTCCGCTTACCTTCTCTCCAGCCTCTTCAGCTGAATCTCCCCACCAGCCAAAATGTTTGGTAAGCCATGCTATACCAGCTATGATAGCTGTAATTGCTGCCACTATCGCAGTCCAACCTATCGCTGTTAATGCTATGGCAGCTGCAGTCGTTGCACCAGCGAGGGCTGTCTTTGCAGCTGCCCATGCCCATATCCAACCCTGTACAATCTTGATGCCAGTCCACATCGCTTTTAACAACGGTAAGAAAAGACCTACCTTCATCATAAACCCAGCAATAATCATTGTCCAGAAAAATGTTACCTTGCCGCCTTCGCTCATCCCGTTAATAAATCCTGTAATCGAAACCACGGCCGATCTTATTGATTCAATAAATGGTTTCATTTCTATGACAAGTCCCATCATAGCAAATTTAAGTTCATCAAACATTGTAGTTGCTTTATGTGCCATCTCAGATAGATTTTTTTCTTTGTCTGCTGCTATTTGTGCTTCTTTTTGTATTTTCTTGTACTCTGATGCAGAGCTGCCAAGCAGTTTCATAGCTTCGGCCTGATCAGTGATCCCTGCAGCGTTCATAACACTCAATTGTGCATGGTGTCCCAAATTTTTAAACACTGTTCCAGACTGTTTAAGACTCTTTCGAACCTCCTCTATTCTTTCGTCCTCTTTCATCATGACCATTTCAATGCTGTTTAGGTAAGGTCCTCCTAATATACCGTTTAACCTTGCAACAGCCTCGGCAGAACTATCAAATGTATCAAACTTTTCTGCCACTCCCAATAATGTATCCATTGACGCTCCAGTGGCTCGAACTTGAGCTTGTAGATTAATGAACACCTTCTCCATCTGTGGGCCGCGTGAAGCTAGTTTTTTTGACGCCGTAACAAACTCTGAATAAAACTGGTTTAAAGGAACATCTAATTTTTCTGCTACCTTAGCAAATTTCTTAAGTTCTGATGTACCCTTTTTTCCGAGTACTTTGGTGAAAACATCGAAGGCAGCAGCTGTTGTATTAGAACTCACCCCTGCTTGTTCAAGTTTCGCAACCGTGTCTATTATTTCGTCCCTGGCATCACCTTGAGCATTTTTAAAAGCCACTGAAGTTGATATCAAGGCTTGCGATGCCTTATAAGCTGTCTCCATATCAAGCCCTTGCTGTCTTAAAGCTTCACTAGCGCCCAACACTGAACTTGCCATTTCATCACTAGCCTGTGTTGCTTTGTGGAACCCGGCAACAAACTTGTCTTGCATGCCAATGATCTCTTCGGCTTTAGCAAGCATCATTGCTGCCATTCGATCCCCAATTTGTGCAAAAGCATTCCCTACTATCTCTCCTGTAGACTTGCCTTCCTCTTTCAGTTTCGCAAATGTTGCTTGAAGATTCTTCATCTTGGCGCCAATATTTAAAAGTCCGCCTGTCCACGTGGCACTAAGTTTCGCTCCAAAGCCAACAAGCGCCATAACTTTATTGCCCCATGAATCAAACTCACCAGAAAGTTCTTTAGTTGCTTCTATTTCTTTCTCAATCGCTTTAATACGCCCTAATCTAGCTTTAAGTTCTTCTTTTTCAGCCTCTGTCGTTTGCTGAAGTGCCCGTAGTTCATCCTCGCTCAGAGCTAGCAATTCTCGGCGCACTTCTAGTTCTTTCATTTTTGCGAGGTAGGCCTGTTCGTCAATTTCTCCAAGTGCTAATTTCTGACTGTACTCTACTTCGAGTGCGGCGGTTCTATCTTTGACTGCCTTTCGATTATTTATTATCGCAGCTGTTATAGCCTCTTCAGCTTTAAGCGCAGCAAGTTGTTTTTCTAGTTTTTGTTGTCCAGTTTCTTCTTCAGCCATTTAAATTATCCCCTATTTAAATGGCCACTTCAAGCCAGTTGAAACCTCAAATGTTCTCACTGCTTTATCTAAAGCATGTTTTGAGGTAAAAGTTTCAGTACTGTTTAAGCCATTTGTCATATATGAATCCATATATTTTTTTTCTGAAGTTAGCGCGGCCATAAAAGCCTTAATTTGTGGAGGCTCGCCTCGTACTCTTAAAGCATTACCAAAAATTCCTGGTGCAAACATTCTCTCAAGAGACATCTTTATGAGCGCACCGTATTGAGTCAGCATGCTCTCATTTAATTGACCATTCTTTGCAACAGTTAAATCTAATATTTTATCTTCAAAATTCATTAACGCATTCCTCGACTAACAAATATAAATAGTTCTTTAAAACTAAATTATTACTAAATTAACGCTTCTGAGAATTTTCCGATTGGGCGCGTTCACTTTCGATTTGTTTCAAGAGCCTTTTTGCGAACCAATTTCGCACTTTAACAGGCAAACTGTACGCTTCGGTAAAGCTCCATCCTCCATGATACTTCATAAAGAAGAACATTTCATACACCTGTTCTATGTATTCTTCACTTAGGCCAAAAAAACGCGGTAGTAAAAGGAACATCTATTGTAGAAGATGCACTGCATTCTTGACATTCAAAGTCGCACTCCATTTGAATATTTGGTGCTATTTCCGTATAAACTTTTCTTAAATACCTAGAATCGTATGCCGGCATATTGTTCACAAATGAACTAATGACATCCTTTTTTCCTTCGCCGTTAACTGAAACAACAAATAATTTAATCTGATCCGTTGAAAGAGATTCTGGTAAATTATGTTTCTTTCTGTTTTCGCTTGAAAGCAAATACCCTTTTTCGTCTCTTCCAGTTAATAACTTGACCTCAACATTTACTTTAGAGCGTGGAAGGTGAATAATGAATGTGTTGTTCTGTGTTTTTTCAATATTAAGATCTTCCAGCAAACGTTCATCAAACTTGTTTGTTTTCAAGTTAGATAAATCAATCACATGCGAATTTGTACTCGAACAATTCGGACAAGTCAACGACACTTCATAGTCTTCTCCGTATCCAGTTATTCTGGCAGCTACTACTAATGCATTTTTATCACCAACATACAAATCATCTATTTTAATTGATTTATCAATTATTATATTCTCAAGCAAGCGATCAATGGCAATTCCTTTCTTCAATAGAGTCTGAGAAGTTAAGATATCCTCATCTTTCGCTGTCATATATCGAATTTCAATTGAGTCTTGGTTATGTAAAGGGTGACCATCAGGATAGAACAGTCCGCCACTTGGCAAGTCAACAAAGTCAGTTGGGGTTGTAAAAGAAAAATCACCTGACTTGTTTGATTGTTCTACAGGGGCATCCGCATCGGGATTTGAAACACCTAAACGCGTTTCATTATTTCTAGCTGACATTTATACCTCTTCTTTTAGTGTATTGTAGCATAATCATATTGTAATGTTAAGGTAATTTCTACCATCTCATCACTAGTATAATCTAAATCTCCAAACTTAACAGATTGGATCCATGGGTTCCAAAGTTTAAAAACTTCAATCACTTTGTTACCGGCGCCAAGCTGTTCTAATCTCACTTGTCCATTCAAAACGCCGGTGGCGCCCTTCTTTGACAATGTGTATGCAGCGTCATTAGTAGTGTTGTCGGGAGTTCGATATCCACCGCGAGTTAAAGACTTATATAACTCATGACCTACAAACGGATCAACTGGGTCAACCAAAGTTATATCGACAGGATCCCATGTAACAATTCCAGGATAATAGAACTTATGTCCAAAGTACATATGTTCTGCTGCGTTAACTGTAAACGAAGGCTTCGCTGCTGTCTTTATAACATAAACAGGAATGTCTGTTTGTCCTAAGTACAAGAGCCATCTATGTTTTCTTTTTGGTTCTAAACCTTTATCTGCCCAAAATTTCTCTGCCATTTTCTTATTATTCTCCCTCTATAATATAAGTAGTAAAATGTTTAAAAAATAATTTTTTTAATCATCAAATGCAGCTCCAGTATCCGTAATAATGAAGTCAAGAGCGATGAATTCAATAGCTCTTGCAGGCTTCAAAAACACCTTAGCATATAGAATATTTCTATCAATCATCTCTGGCGTTGTTGTAGTTTCATCGAGCACCACTTTAAAGTCAGTAAGACCGAATCCAGCTTTAATATCATTAAGGAAAGTTTCAACTTGAGTACTAAATTTATTCCAAGTTGCGCGTACATTTTGCTCGAACAATGTCGTTGCTGCAATTCGAGAAACTTGTTTCTTTGTATGAATTAGCAGTCTACGAACATTAATTCTATCCAAAGCTGATGGAGTGACTTGAAGTGTTTTCTGTCCAAATATCACGATCCCTTCAGCTGGGAATGAGGCAATTGGATTAACGTTTGCAGAATAAAGCCTGTCTCTGTCTTGAGAAGTAAGATGTTGTCGAACTCCTATAACATTGAGACCAGATGCACCCATAGACAATCCGCCTCTTGTGAAGCCGGCGGGAGCAAACCAAAGTGCTCTTTCTGCTTCACTGAAAGACATTACTCCGAGAGCAACAACAGAAGGAGGCATCCAAAGAATAGCGTCTGAAAGAGAATCTCTAACTTGTACCCATGGATAATAAGCGCATCCATAACTGGTGTTCAAATTTCTATTTTTCATCTCTGTTACAGCTTGATCCACATCTCCTCTGCGTGCAGTTTCTGAGTCTGTGCCTTCTGAATCGGCAATGTGA